CCCTAATGGGAGTATGGAAGATATTGCAAAAAGGTGTGAGATAGAGGGTACAGAAGAGGCGGCGTGGGCGGCGAGGGTGGAGGCGGCGGTGGGAGATAAATACCTACTCCTATCCGCAAATTTAGCCCTTAATATTCTAAAGAAGCTTAAATCCCCTGGGTGTACTCTACTATGAGTATCTACCACATTACCTGCTTAACCCATGATTCCTGGGATGCGTGGGCCTTGTCCATGAAGGAAGCAACCCAGATGGCAGTTGAGCACGAAGCGGATACCGGGCACCAATGTGATGTAACGGAAGAGATGGATGATGATGTGGCCGAATGGTTTAGGGAAGCGAATAACGCGATAGCAAAGGAATAACCCCCTCCTATCGCCTGCCCAATACCCTCTGATTATGACATCAAAATCACAATTTGTAAAGGGTTATTTCTTGGGTGTATTCCCATAGTAGTCGGGTGTGTACTAAATACAGACCCTAAAAAGGAGAGTCATGAGACTCATGTCTAAACGAGTAGAGCAGTGGCCCGCAAGTCTGGGCTGTCATCCCGGCCAATGGATTATATACCAGGGCCGGAAAGGTAAGGTGGTAAAGGTTATAAGAGAGGAGGAGTCCTCGGTGGTAGTGGAGGTAGAGACAGTATGAAGTTTAAGCTTGAGTGTTCCTGTGGTAAGTACCATGCTGAATTTGACTATGAATGTACTGCCCTGACTGCCGCAGAGTTACATACCTTATTAGATGGGGAGCACGAGGTAATTTGTACCAGAGCTGCCCACTTCCACCCTGGATCTGTTCCTATTATAGTGTTTACCATGGAACGGGAGAGGGTAAAATGAGGAAAGCTATGACATCGAACACTTTTGCATCTTCTGGGCCTAAGCCAACTTCCTCACTTGTGGTTAACTTTTGGCCGGAGATACCGCAGTTAGAAATGTGGACGGAGGACGATAGGGGTTCCCGTACTAAGTATGGGCCGTCTGTTATTCTCAAGGATGGGGCCATCGAACACTTCGTTTCTTGGTTGAATGCACAAAGGCAGGGGATTAAATGAGGAAAGCTATCTCCATAAACTTAGACAATATTGTGGTAGCTTTCTTTGTGCGTAAGCAGCTATCCGAGGGCCGGGTATCCCAGCTTATCAAGCTGATGGAATCCAAGGTCATCCTGCCCCCGATTAAGGTTTGGCATAACGAGGGTACGGATAAGTTCGAGGTTATTGACGGGCGTCATAGGCTGGAAGCGTGCTCCCGCATGGAGTATGACTCTATAGAGTGTAACATTATTGACGAACCGGACTTTGCCAAGCGAGTGGGAATGGCTGTATCAGCTAACTCAACAGGCCCGCTTACGGCTACCGATGAGGACTTTGAGATTGCTATCCAAGGGCTGCTGGATGCCCAAGTGCCCATGAAAAGGATACTTGAGGTATTCCCTCTCCCGAAGTCCTATACGATTAAGATAGTCCATGCGGTTAAGTCCAAGCTGTATAAGGCTGCAACCACCCTTGCGGTAGATGCTATCCTTAACCGGGGAATGACAGTGGTCAAGGCTGCTGAGGAATTTAGGGTTGAACCTAAGGCTATCCGCGAAAGGATCACTGGGCGGGCTAAGGTGGAGAAGGATCAGATTACAGACTTCACGGGGGGATTCTCACACCGCTTTATCTCGTTCCAGAAGAATAACACTAACGATTATGCCAAGTTAATTGAGGCATACGATACAGGGCGCATGTCCCCTGAGGCAGTACGTAGCATCTTCAAACGGGTAGAGAAGTCTATGCGGACTGCTGTTAGTGTGGTTGAGGATTACCATGCTAGGTTTGAGGCCCGGCTCCCGCAAAAGGAGGAAAAGGCTGGATGACACTCTTAGAAAAAGCTATGGAAGGTAATCCTCCACGTAACAATACTAGTGCTGTGTCAGATGAGGAAGTAGAATTGGCTATAGCTTGGTTCCATAATCAGATTAGCACTAGTGCGGCTGGAAAGGTAATGGGAGCGAAAGGAAGTTCATTCCATCAGGTTGCTATTAAGATTGTACGCCGGGGGGTTTTGGATGGTAGGGTTATACTTAGGCTACGGGGTAAGGAGGAAAGGATTGGATGATGGGTGACGAATATCTGGAATCCAAGGGGTGGGTATTGCGGGGGTCTAAAAAGTATGCACATGGGGTAGAGGTCCATCTATACGACCACCCAGACCACCAGCATAGGTTCCGTGGGTTCTTTACTAAGACCCAAGCGACTACCCACCAGGAGTTATTGGATAAGGGGTATAGGTGCTCCTGTACCCCGAAGGAGTTTAGGTTGTATGAAACATAAGGACCTTATCTTTGTGGTAGTGGCCGGGGCAGTCCTGAGGGTGCTCTTAAGTGGTCTGGAAATCTGGTATTTCGAGTGCTTTTACCCAAGACTATGACTATCCAAGATGGATTTACAGACCTGCCCATATCCCGCTTCAAGCGGTGGTACCTCCGTAAGAAAGCTGCTGGGTTATGTACCCACTGTGGGGTAAAGAAGACTAAGTTTGCCCTTTGTAACGAGTGCCAGTTGGCACACCATTACCAGAAGGGAGACAGGTTCTTCAAGAAGAACTCGCCCCGCAAAATGGCTGCGCGTAAGAAGGCAGAGCAGATAAAGGCGCGGGGGGGTAAGCCAAAGAAGTCCCAAGTTAACCCTTGGGAGATAAAAGGATAAAGAATGATACAAATAACGGAAGAGGAAGTATCAAAGACAATTGAGAAACTAGTCTTAGATCCTAGCTGTCAGGATCACTGTCAGGATCATACTTGTGATACCTGCCAAGTAGCTAGGGCGGTAAAAGCAAGCTCAGTGGTTACAGAGTTAGTAACCATACAGATGATGCTTGCGGTAGTAAGCGGTGATCCCGCTAGGGCCATGCGGGGACTTGTGGCTATGGGTATTGAGGTAGGTATCAATATCCGAAGTGCCCAACTGCTGGAGGAGGTCTTAGGCAAAAAATGAAGACTGAGATTCGTATCAACGGTAATCTTGAGATCCTACTCTCGCCGGAGACTCCTTTAGAGTCTCTGGTGCTGCTGGAGATGGCGCAGGGGGCCTCTAGGGGTAAGGTTGTAACCTTTATAGGTCCTGTAGAGCCCCAAGCCCAGCCGGAACCCTATAAGCTTGCTGTCTCCAAGAACTAAAAATGAGAACAGCTTCCTCTAAGAAAACACGTAGTCCTTTTAGATTAACCAAGAAGGAAACGGAGATTTTAGCTATCATGGAGTCTGGTACTACCACCACTTTTATTAGAGAGGTGTATGGGTATGCTGATTTAAACACCATTTTGGAAAAGAAGAGGTTGATAGACCTATTAGAAAAAGAGACTAGTAAGCCTATGGCTAGTGTAACCAGTCAGAATGCGAAAGGTAAAGGAGGTAGATATCCTGATCCAAGACGGGGGCGTTGGAAGGGGGCTAATATATCAGATGTCTAGGTCTTGCTTATTAGGAAACATTGGGGTAGTATAGGAATTGGCCGCGCGAACGAAATATCGGAATGGCAGAGATGACTTCAAGCCTTTGAAAAAGGTAACCTCAATAGGTATTTGTGGTGTCTATGTGCCCCACAGTATGCCTAGGGCATGGTTTAGCTCCACCGACGCGGCCTAAGGGGGTTTGTATTTAGTACACGCCCTACTAAGTTATTGAATCTAAAAGGAGAAGTAAATGAGTACAAACGTAGAAGGGCAGCTAATCGAGCTTGACCCTTCAGTTATTGACGCCAATCCTAAGCATAACGCCAGGTTTGGCCTGAAGCCATCTAAGGTTACAGAGATGGCTGAGAAGATTGTATCCGAGGGCCAACTACAGCCTATTGAGGTTAGCCCTTTGCCTGAAGCAGATAATGGCTTTCAGTACAGGCTCTCGTTCGGTAACTATAGGCTTGCGGCCATTAAGCAGTTGAATAAGGAGGGGGCCGGTCTTACCGTCAAGGCCATTGTTCGTACTACGGAGCCCGGTAAGGCTACCACTATCCGCCAGCTTACGGAGAACCTTGCGCGGCAAGAGAATACCCGTATGGATGATGCCGTGGCTATCAAGAAGCTGCTGGATGCGGGGGTGGATAAAATGACTATCCGCTCAATGTTCTCCGTGGCTGGGCGTAAGGGGCCTGTCAGTAACTCATGGCTGAACATTACTCTCGGATTCCTGGACCTACCTACCAAGGTACAGAACAAGCTCCATACTGGGGAAATTGATTGGTCTGGGGGCGCAGTTCTCTACCGGGTTAACCGGGATAATAAGGAGAAGCTGCCAGAAGTATTGAAGGAGCTTGAGGACGCCCGCCAAAAAGCAATTGATAAGGAAACCCGTGAGGAAGAGAAGTTCATTGCTGCCTTAAACAAGGCCGAGGAAGCCCAGCGGAAACAGGCTGAGGCTGAAGCCAAGCAGCAAGAGGCAATTGAGGCTAAGGCTAACCGGCTAAAGACCGCCGAGGAAGCTATTGCCCTTACGGATAAACTTAATTCGGACCTTATCACTGCTGCCCAGAAAGCCCTCGATGAAGCCACAGAGAAGGTTAAAGAGGACCCCTCAGAGGGAGCTAAGGCTGTAGCCGAAGCGGTTAAGAAACTGGAGTCTACCAAGAAGGCTGCGGACAAGTCCAAGGAGCAAGCGGCCAAGGATCTTGCCAAGCTGAAGGATCGGTATGCGGCAGAGGCAAAGGAGGCTAAGGAGAAGGCAAAGTTAGCAGCACAGGAGGCTAAGGAGGCTAAGAAGGAGGTAAGTGAGGCACGGGCTGAGCGCCAACCGGACGCTGAGCACCCTAGGACTGCTTCTACTAAGAAGTCTGCCGCTGACAAGCCCACCACTGGTAAGGACGTGGCTAAAGCTGCCGCTGCGGTAGGTGCTGGGTCCGGTGGTGTGAAGCTCACCTATAAGGAAATCAGGGAAGTGGTTGACGGTCTGTGTAAACCCGGTGGTGAGGGGGCTGCGGAGACTAAGGCCCAGAAGGTCGGGATTTATATGCGGTCCTGCTTCTTTGGTATTTCAATCCCTGGTTATCCTAACGGGATGACAGAGGCGCAGTTCTATAGTGCCCTTCTGAAACTCCTGGGGGGTAAGTAGGGGGAGATACTTGAGAGGATAAACTAAATCTAGGCCCGGTGCTCTCGCCGGGCCATTTTTATGCCCATTAATATAGTGGTGATTACCACATACCAAAAGGTGGAAGGCTCCGGGGAGTTGGCACTAGGGGGGTCCGCTTCTGCCTGCTCAATAGCCGGTGTTATGGTAGCTTCTAGAGGGGATAAGGATACCCATGAAGTATTTGGGTTACCTGAAGTGGCTGTAAACGATCCCATAGCCGTCCCAGTGTCCTGCTCACAATACTGAATCCCCTGGTTATGTAAGCAGAAGTTTATCTGTACGGAGAAGTCTACCGTGTATGTTCCAGGGCCAGTTATTATTGGGGGGGGAGAGGTTAATTCTAGACTGTACGAGAGGGGGTCTACGTATTGGATGCCAGTCGGGAGTTGGATGCTCCAAGGGTTGTAGAAGGTCCCATTGTATGTTATCCCTGATCCCCACCCCGCGTTACCATAACCCACACCACCCCCTGTAATCATACCCAGCGTGAAAGGGGTAAGGCCACCGTATGGATAAGGCCCCACATCATCATCGTTGATAACGGCAGAAAATCCTGATCCTGATAGTTGGACGTAGGTGTCAGTACCACCAAAGGTAAGGGAGCCCCCAGTTATTGTAGCTCCCTGGAGGCTCCCGGTTAGAATTGCAAGAAGGGCTATCGTTTCGGCTGGGGGTGTCATTCCTCTTCCCCCTCATCCCCCTCTACCCTCCCGATCCTAAGGGTATGTACAGTTTTATCCGGTCCCTTGCTAGCTTTAATCACACTCATGGGCACATTGTTTTGCAGGAGCAGTTCCATCTTTATAGATCCCTCTCGCACGGAACTGAAGTAGTTCACACTGATATCATCCACCATGCACTTAGAGATAGAGTGCTGCCCAAGGAGGATCTTTAGCTCATTGGATAGCCGCTTCTTCTCCTTAACCAGGGGTGTAAGACTATCGTTGATCTCTTGGCACCGCTGGACTTTACGTAGTATAGTAAGGCGCTTAGCGGGCTGGGTAACCAATTGATTGAGTTGGGGTACGGGCTCATCCTCTTCAGGGGGAGCCGGAACAAATACAGGTTTTGTGGTCATAGTTTATCCTTTAGATTTAGGGTCTGTATTTAATACACGCCCTGTTTAGTGCCTTTCCAGGCTTGGTTATCCACTTCCAATTAGGGCCCCACGCATACAAGTCAGCAGGTACCTCAGGGGGTAGCTGATCCATATGGGTGAGTACTAGCTTGCTGGTGCCCCAGGTGTTATCTTTCTTTATCCTTTCCAAGAGGGCTGGGTAATCCAATGGGGCGAATCGTAGGGTACCTTGGAACTGATGCTTCAGGTTAGTATTATCCGGGTACGATAGGTTAGCATTCTCCCCCGGTAGGGGGCCAGCACCATGGCGTGTTAGGTAAGTGCGGGATACGTAATAGGTTTCTATATCCTTTATACCTGCCTGGGTGCATAGGGCCTGCACATTATGACTACCTGTGTTAGATCGTGTTAAGTGAGGGAAGAACTCCTTGTTGTTTTGGTCAAGAAGTAATCCCTGTGCCCCCTCAAACACGGGATCTTTACATTGGGAAATCCCGAGGGGGTGTATCTCATTTGCTATCTGAGAGCACCCTTGGAGGAAAGCATGGATCATGTTATCTGGATTACCTATGGGGCTTCCAATACGGAAGGTTGAGTATGTGGAGCACATATCTACCAATTTACTCTCTAGGGATTTTGAGTTATTCCAGAGATCGGCCATGGTGATCTTTAGCTCCGGCAACATGGATCTCTCCACTGTCTCATTTACCCCCAGGCCAACACTTCCATGCCTATCCTTTCCGCGCCTAGTCTCTAACTCTTGGTTGATAAACATATCAACGAAGGTAGTTACGGTACATTCTGGGTGGGCAAATACAAGGGGGGTAATCCCCAAAGTGGTAAGCTCTTCTTTCTCCCTGAAGTAGGCTATCGGGTTGACTACGAAGTATTTTGAGAGGTAGGTGGGGACCCCTCTCAGAGTCCCCGATCCAAAGTGGCTGAATACATGCCGTCTTCCATCCTCATGGACTACAGTATGCCCTGCTTGAGCCCCACCATTGAAACGGACCACAATACCTGCCCCATGCATACAAAGCCAATCGGTAACCAACCCCTTCCCCTCGTCTCCGAAGTTGGCACCGATTACAGCGCGTGCTATCATCTTAGACCCCCACCCCCGGCAGTAATCTAGGCCCTCTACCAGTGGGAATTTGCTGCACGGCATCGTAAACTACGGAGCCTACCCTTGGAGTCCAGCGGGATGCGCTGTCCTTTGCAGATAGCCCCTCTGCAATCTCAATGGCCGAGACGATTGTCTCTGCCAGCTTGGTATGGTCAGCAAGGGGGATAGTATGCTGACCTAATAGGGTATTCCAGCTTTCCATTACTTGACTAAAATGGGAACGGGCATGATCACCCTCTTTGATAACCACATGGAATACATCATAGTAGCGTTGTGCAGCTTCCAGGGATACAAGGGGGCTGATATCCTCTTGAATATCATCCCCGATGAATCGTTTAATTTGTGCCTTGGTAAGGGACTTTGGGGATTCCTCATCCCCCACTGTAAAAAGGTACCCACGCTTAGCCCGCTTTTCATAACTGTCATGGACAGTATGTTCAGACGCGAAATACCAGGGGAAGTTATAGGATTCAAAGTTGTTCCCACCACCCCCACCCTCAAGGTAAATCTGGGTAAGCTGTTCAATGATTCGTTTATCAGCTTCAAATTGGCTAACTTGGAGGGGAGCCGAATCACAATTGGCATCTCCTACCCCCATGAACATAACGTGGGGGTCTGAGATAGGCTTACGATCAAGGATTGAGGTAAAGAGAGTACCCAGGCCCTCTTTGGCGATAACTGAGGCAATCATACCCATACTGCCCGTGACATCTAGGGCAATAATGACAGGGGTAGACTGTGGGTTACTTGCACTATCCCTGGATTCCCGTACTTTGATATGTAGGGGGTCCAGATTCTTATTCAGTCGAGATGAGTAAATCTCATCCACATGTTTGTGTCTTACCGAATCTGTAAAGGTCCGGTATGTTGTGGGATCAAAAGTACCTGCGCCCATCTTTATGGTTTCTCCTTTGCTTACTTACACTTCCATCATACCATATATTGACTATTTGTCAAGTTGTTTGGAGGTCATTTACCTCTTGCTATCCATGCAATTCCTAGGGTAGAATATGGCTGTGGAGGTCATTATGCTGAACTCGAATAAGATCATGGCCCCCGTTACTGTGCCGGTTGCGGGGGATACCATCCTCACCTTTGTTGAGGATAGGAATGGGCGGTGGATTGCCATCCGCACCCCAAAAGCCCAAGAACGGCCTGTATTAAATACAGACCCTAAATCCTGGATTTTATCTAAGGTAGCTTGACAAATAGGCAAACCTCTGGTATCCTAGAATTTGACTGGGGCTAGTATAGCATGATGAAAGAGATCGGACTTGAGGCAGCGCGAGATCACTTCGTATCCAAGACATGCAAGGGTGAAATCTGCGGAATGTGCTGGCGGGAAGGACGGCACCACATTGAGGCCACGCACAAGTTAGGTGAAGAGCTACCAGCGGATTACCCGCACCACCGGCACAACGCAACGCAGTACGTTTGCTGCAAGCATTTCAGCGCAGTCGTCGGATTGATGACCGCGATTGATTGGTCCATTATGAAACGAGACTGGGCACTGTTGAGCGTGGTCGATGGTAAAGATACGGATCGAGTTATCCGCATAGAGACGGAAACGGAAGCAAGGAACTGGGTGGAGCGTTTTCCGAGGTCGTATCGGCTGCTTTCGAGGGCGTCAGCGGGGGAATGGGAGAGGGATGAATCGTGAGAAACCCAGGAGTTATTGCCGATGCCGCCGTCTATAGCAGGACTACGAAGATTACGACGGCGAGTATGAAGCCAAACTGGGGGCTGCTTAAGGGACTGGCCCCTTAGCTCAGTGGGAGAGCATCCGACTCATAATCGGGGGGTCCTTTGTTCAATTCAAAGAGGGGCTACCAAAAAGGGGGTCTGTACTAAATACAGACCCTATTCTTATGCCTAGAATAATTAATGATGAGTTCACCAATCTCCTTATAACCAAGCAATACCGGCGTCAGCTACGGCTACAGCGGGATGGTAAATGTATAACCTGTGGGGATGACCGCACGGACTCTAAGGTGTACTGCCCCGGCCATGCAGCATATTTTAGGGAGAAGAAACGGGACAGGGAAGGGTCAGGGAAGAGGTACAAGGGGGCAAGGAGCTACCATAATGGTTAGATATTTAGCAGGAGTATGGTTCACAATTGGGCAGGTAATCTATCTCCTACCCTGCTTATATAAGGCAGTCTTTATCTGGGGATTACACCCAACTAACCCCGAGGATATTAGGGATTTTATACAATCCCATTACCCCTTGGAGTGGGGTAAGTTTCAGTCAAATTGCAGGGAGTGGAAAGAGAAGTGGAATTAGATAAGGCCAGATGGCGGAACTGGTATACGCAATGGACTTAAAATCCATCACCTTCAGGTATGTGGGTTCGATTCCCACTCTGGCTACTTATGTCCTCTAAACTAATCCCCCATAAAGTTACCATAGAGTCCTGTGATAAAGGGTATGGATTCTATTATAAAGGTGAGTGCTTTGCATATGTGTGGGCTATGCCAGCTTTCTCTCCTGGGTGGTGGAAAAATCTGCTCTTATTCTCTAACCGTAGTAACCAGGATTTGCTAATGGCGGGGGAGAGAATAAAGAAGGCTACTTCTCGACATCACTCCATCTCTCTCCCTGTGCCCCACTCCATTTGATAGGAACTAGCATAGGCATTGCTCCCTCCATTACTCCCCCCACAGTTTGTATCCACTCCTCCGCAAGATCCTCTCGTACCTCATACAGTAGCTCATCATGGATAGGTAGTAGGGGGTGTATAACCTCTTGTAGCCTGGCCTGCTCCCATATCTGATGGGTTTCTGCCATACACAGACGGAGTACCCCACATGCGGTACCTTGAATTGGGTGATTCCCTAACTCCCTCAGGGTAGAGCTTACCACCCATGGTAGTACACTCTTTACTCCGGGGGTATGTAACACACGCCCGAAGAGATCCCAAACCATCTCTTTCTGTCGTGCCCGTGCATGGTCTACCTTCCGCATCCGTAGTAGTTCTGGGTACTTCAGATAGAAACTGTTTATCAGGTCTTGGCATTTATTCTCTGTCCATCCCTTACCCACTGGCATCTGTGCGAGGAGTCCTGAGCCGGTAACATCATAGAGGCTGGCAAGGGTACAGGTTTTAGCGGGGAAGCGGTGCTCCTCTTTATCTACGTGGGGATACTTCCACTTACCTTTTTCATCCTGGTAGCGGCCATCTTCTAGGTGGAATGCTGTTATAGAGAAGTCAGAGTATAGGTCCTCATCGTTTAGGTACACCTTAATAAGTGCTTCACAGTTAGAGCGATGGGCTGCCACTCTGGGCTCTATTTGCGAGAGGTCTACGGTTATCAGGATCCAGCCGGGACGTGTTATGAACCCTTCCCGTAACCGCTTGGCCCTCTTGCTATGCGCTGGTATAGCCAGCAGATTTGGTTCCTCAGCCGCAAAGCGCCCACTTGGTACGCGGGTATATTTGAAATTAGGGAATAGTCTCCAGGTGCCGTCTGGGGCTTTGCGTGCAAGTTTGAGTATAGGTTGACAATAGGTACCCCTATACTTTGAGCACTCTCGGTAGGCTTTAATTATAGGTACGACTATATGGTCGTGTAGTATCCCGCCCAAAACTTCACTATCTATGGATTCCCTATCCCCACTCTTAGTCATCTTCCTTCTGGCTTGTTTTAAACCCAGAGTTTTGAACAGTAAATGAGAGACTTGATCCCCACTATCTAAATTGGTATACACCCCCGTGATTCTCTTAACCTCCTCGGTAAGAGATTCCATTTCCTGCCCGAACTCTATATCTAACTTAGAAAAGTGAGATAATTCTACTTCTATCCCGTAATAACTGGCTGCCTCTACCCACGGCATACTATTGCTATCCAGCCTACGGATATTTATCATGGAGGGTCTATCTGGAAGGAATACCCCACCGAATAATCTCATGGGATATGTAAGTGTGGACTCTTTTCAAGGCAGTCTGGATAGGGGCAATAGTAGGGGCCTGGAAGTAATACAGGTTTATCTGGTTCCTCTGGTAGATTAAGATAAACTAGTGGATGCTGTTCTTCCTCTACCATCCCCGCCATTAAGGTAAGGTAGCAAATAGCATCCACAAACCTACCCCGAATGCTCTCAGTGCTCTCTGTATGCCCTACCTTACAGTAGTGGGCTATAGCATCCAGGTGCTTCTTGGTATACACCCACCCTACCTGATAATTCTTGAGCCCTAGCTCATCTGCAAGCCGGTTGAAGTTTGCAAAACGGTCCTCACTGTTGGCATACTCCTTACCCTTTGAGGATTTCATTACCTCAACCTCAGTGAGGAGGTCCTTTTGGAAATCATCAAACTCTTTGAAGGTCATAAATTGAACCACTCGTACGCTGACTTCTTTCTAACTAACCTTTCTGCCCGCTCCTGTATTGGCCATAGTTCTAATGTACGGGCCGCGTCCTGACAAGCATAGGGCAGTATCTTCTCTAAGGGGGTATGGGATATGCACTTACCAGGATAGGGACCAAGCTTAGCCTCTATCTCTTCATGGTGCATTTCCCAGTTACCCCATCTATCAAACACATCCAGGTTTGGATTAGCCGCAAGATCCGTAAAGAACCTTTTTAGCTTAGTTCCAAAGGACTGGGGTTTATACCCTTTCCACTCCCCTTTGGTATCCCGTATACATTCCTCGGAGGGCCTGCTCCACTCTTCTTGTAGCCCCCTAGCATAGTATTCTAGAATCCTATAGGTAGAGTAGGGGCGTACAAGGTCATCAAAGCTCTGCATCTCTGCCCCCAGGAAGCGGTAGGCTAGGGTCTTTAGGCCCTGTGGCATATTCCCTAGATGATAGGCTTCAGCCATGGTATCTATAATCAGATGATGGGGTACTGGCACCCCCATCCGCTTAAGGATGGGCCGGTCGAACAGCCTATTGTGTAACAGTATATGACCCTTCCACCTTTGTATCCACCAAGCCAATCTACCCAAAGCACAACTGTCTCCGGCCTGGATAAGTCTAGCTGTGCCTGGGCGCACTGAGAAGGTAAGGCAAAATGGAGTACCATTACGTGTTATCTCTGTATCGAGGGCCATGTTACATTCTGTATCTTGTTGAATATACTCATCTACGGCACTGCTTGTATTTAATACAAACCCGAAATCAGGATTTGGGTACTTATCCTGAGGGATGATTAACTCCCCTTTTAGATACTTGCGGAGGCGGATAAAGCAGCTTCGTAGATGGAGCATGAACTTGGGCTCATGTATCCCACGTGCTGGATGCCATATTGGAAATATGGCCCTCTCCATATCCCCAGGAACATCCCATATAAAAGGGAAAGCGAAGTGTACATCAAGATCCAACCCTGGTATCAGGGATGCAATTACTCCCCCTGCTGGTATGATAAGTTCTGGGTTAGTTTCCTTTATTTGCCTATATAAGTGGTGCTCGGCACAGGATCTTATCATAGCGGCATCTTTAGGGTTGCTGTGGTCTAGCTTACCCTCAGAACTAGTTGGGTAGCAGGCTACTGTGTTGGTTATCCTAATATCTCCCCTACGTAATCCAGCCAAAGGTAGGTAGTGCTCCGTAAGCTCCTGCCCAGTTTTACCAACAAAGGGCCTTCCGTACTTTGACTCTTCCTTTCCAGGTGCTTCTCCAATCAACATGACACTACATTTTTCTGGACCACAAGGGGGCACGATTGGATTCTTACCTGGGCATAGGGGGCATCTATCCATAGCTGACCTCTATCAATCTGTTCCTTCGAGTTCTTTTACCCTATCGTCTAATTGAGCTATCCCTTTCTCCAGCAAGAGTATTCTCCAGATAAGTATACCTATAATAACTAGTACACATACTAGAATACCTATTGAATTTATCATTGAATCTATCATAACTTTACCCCTCTAATTTGCCGCACAATCTTTATAGCAGTAGGAACCCCTATCCGGCTAATTTTCATCCAATCCTGCTCCTCCGCGTGTACCATGTTGGGCACAGTCTTGAAATGATCTACCACTTCCTTGCTTCTCTTCACTCCAATACCATCAATGAGGCAGGCAAACTTACGCTCAAACGAGGGCTTCTCGAATGATGGGACAATAATGTTCTGAGGCTGGGACATACTAGTATGGTTCCCCCACTCCTTCTGGAACCATTGGTACATAACTTTGATCTGGTATGCAGTCTCCTGAATGTCACCTGACCGCACATACACCGTCCCCGCTACTTGCTGCACACTGAGCAGGAATCCAAATAGCTTGTCGTAGAGTACCCTTCGGCCCCCTATTGGTATCCACGTCCCAGCTTTGTACTCTAGAATCAGTCCGGTAGCGGAGGGCTTCCATAGACCTTCTATGATAAGTAACCTGCGGTGGTAATCTTCCATCATCCCCGGCTGCTGGAATCCAGAAAAGCGCCCATCGTCAATGCAGGATAAAATGTCATTGGTCCGTTTGCGTTCCACCCCCACCATGATGTTACCCTCTGGGCCTTTACCCTCGAAGCACACGTCCCCCGCAGAGAGGGTTTCTATTTGCACGCCCATGCCAAGGTTACGGAGGTATGGAGCAAGCTCTACAGAGCCCACACGTCTGTCCACCAAGATCATTTAGTTATCCAAAGTATTAACCACCCAAATCCAAGGGAGCATAAAGGAGCAAGTATGATTGATGTATACATTTCCCATACGCTTTGCTCCTCCTTTGCGTATCTAGTGGGGTCGTGGGTTACTAATCCCCATATTGTGGATATCCCAATAAAGGATACTTTTGTGGGGGTAGGGCCATGCCATATGGGATTAATGAACCATCCCCATAAAATGGATAGAGCCCACGCTTTAAGCACTAAACTAAGGGCTAGGGCTGGGATGGCGGCTAAACATCCTAGAGCTACCTCTTCCTTTTCCATTAAAGTCCCCACTCCCGCAAACTTGTCCCTGGATAGATAGCCTGTACCAGTCCTGAGAACGTAGCCTCAGGCCCCCATAACTCCATCCCTATAAGCTCTGGATCTGGTTTGCACTTTAGGATGCGAATACCAAAGCAGTCCGTCATCCCATGCTTATTACGGTTCTGGTGGGCCGGGTTGAAAATAGCCCGTAGCTGAACCTGCACAAGGAAGTCTTGCTCTCCAAATCCCTTTCGCTTGTAATCCCCTGTCTTTTCATCTATAGAGAAGGGTTTACCATTTAAATCTAATTTAATTACCTTCTCGTACTCTGCCCCAACTTTATACGTGAATATGATATTTTTACCACTATCAAACCCACGCCCTATCATACGGCGTCTAGCCATGTTTACATCAGTCCGCGTTATTGGCATTATCTGTGTAGTCTTACCAAACCACGCCAGTAATTGGAGGTCCCACGTGTCGGAATCACCATCAATTACTACGGTCCTAAAGGTTGCGTTGGCTACCGCCCCTTGATAACTATCATAAAACTCCTTCCACATCTGGACATAGGCTGGCTGGTCTGCTTGTCCAGGTAGGGGCATATTAAATATCTTAATAAAGATATCCCTCTGCCTAGTTAATGGGGGTACATTTTTAGATACCATATGCTCATATCCACGATCTACGGCTAGAAGTCCAATTCCTGGGGGAGCAGATAGAGCAAATTCAGTCTTACCAGAGTCCGGTAACCCCTCAATTCCAATCAACAACCTATATGGGGATTTGAATTGGGCAATGGGTGTAAATCCATCAGGCAATACTGGCATAGGTTTTACTGAACCCCCGTAACGTGACCCCAATTCTTACCTGATACTACTCTGCCAATCTGGTGGGCGCTAATATTATAAAAAGGGGCTATCCTTTTCTGCGTCCAACCCCCCTTATAAAGGGTTCTTATGTTCAATACATCCTTATCCGTTAGCTTGCTACACCCAACCCTTTCTCCAAATGCCATACGCCCCTTTGAAAGAGCGTCTTGGGTATTATCCCTATAAGAACCTGGACTAAGGTGATCTGGGTTTATACAGGGTTGACTATCACAACTATGAAGTAGGATTTTACCCTTAGGGACTGGACCATAAACCTGCTCATAAGAATATATGTGGGCTAAAACCCTAACCCCCCCAGTAAACTCGTACTGCCCATACCCATCCTCTGAGGTTCGGCTACCCATCCATAACCAGCAGGTTTCAGTTTTATTAACATAGGTCCAGAACTTATCTGGGGTAGCTGCCCAATACAATCGGCGGCATAATTGGCTACAAAACTTCTTACCCTCCCTAAATCTTGAGGCCGGGGCCTCAAATATTCTATTGCATTCTAAGCAGGTACCTATCACATTTCCTCCGCTGTAGTTAATACGGACCCGGTTTCCATATTTAGCCTGTACTGGGAATAATCTACTAGAACTGCCCAGTTGGTATCAATCTCGGCTTGCGTAAACTCTACCTCATAGACCTGATAAATGGGGGTGATTGGGTACTTATAATCCCCACATATATAAAGGATATAGATGCGTGCGAACCGAGTGCCCAGCCCTTTGCAATAAGCCTTTAGCTGGGTAAGCCACATCCATTGTGTCTTTAGATCATGCTTGGCACTCTTATAGGTACATTTAACTTCATGCACCACCAACTCAAATCCCCTTGATCCCAGCAGGACTCTATCAACTGATTCACCATCAGGAGACATATATACCCCCTGCAATAGTATCTCCCCAGGATGGTCAGTCACCCCCTCAAGGGTAGGAATCAAATGTTCTTCCCAGGCCAAACCTATTCGCATTCTAAGTATCACATTTGGATCAGTAATCTCCCGTGCATCCACAAGGCTAAGGTCTTCTACCCACTTCTTATCCAGGAATCCTACCTCAACCGCCAGAGAGCGGATGATATTAGATACATGCAGACCCTCTGAGCGGGGGGTCTTAGAGGGAGGTAAAGTGAGCGGGGTGGTGATGTCTAAAATAGTCATTTTGTGGTATGTACTTAATACAGACCCTATTTGAAGGGGGGTTTTTAGGCCCCCCTTGTGAGGTTAGGGGATTAGTACTACCCTATCCCCCTCTATTTTGTATCCCCATTCGTTAAGAAGGGTATTAAGGGTATCATCGGACCCAAAATACTGATCCATGAGAGCTTGCCCGCTGGGGTGTGTTTTGATATCTTTGAATACACCCATGCGGAGAGACGCCTTTGCTAACCCATTTGGATTGGCTTCCAGCATCCCAGCAATCTTACTGGGGATATCAATATCGTCGGATTGTGGTGCTGGGACCGAGGTAGCCTTGGGTGGTGGGGGTAGCTTCCCTACATCAGCCTTAGTAAGTGTAACCTTCTCCCCTACTGGGGCATTCCCATTAGACTGCCAAGGGGCAGAGATTACCTCCGCTACCACTGGTATCTTTTTGGGGGCAGAGGGGGCTTGGGCTACCTCTGCAAGAGCATTCTGACTCCTTTTGTATTCTGTGCGGCTCTCAGGCTCAAGTATGCCCTGCATACGGGCTACTAATCCATCAACGAATCCAAGATCATCCCCACCAAAATCATCGGGGAATGTAACTGTATCATGTAGACTCTTTACCAACATCTGAAAGTTAGAGCCCTCATACATTGGGGATGCAGGCCCCCCTGGAACTAGGATAAGTGTCTTACCCTTTGTAGCTGGGTCAGGTTGGTAAGTTAGGTGGGCATTCTTACCTGCGCTGTAATGTACATATTTCTTCTCCTCCTCTTTGGTAGCCCCGCCTTGTGGCTCCATAATTATCTGACAATCAAGGAATGGAGCCCCTACTGGAGTCCCATCCTTTTTTGTGTATTGGTGCATCTTCCATTGTGCATCCCTCCAAAGGTATATGCCATCGGGTAGAAATCCACCCTCTGAAAAGTCCTCTAGACGTAAAAAGCTAACCCTTTGTGGCTGGGCTGCTGGTGCTTTGCGTATTGGCGCTGCCATCTACTTCTCCTTTTTCATTTTCTTCTTCTGCGTGTGCTAACATGTGCTGCAAAAGTACGATTTGATCGGCTGGACTTATCCGTATCGTACTCACCCTTATCTGATCGGTATCCGATGGCCGGATGGCTACTAACTGCATGGTGCCATCCCGGTTAAAGTTTACCGTCAAAAGTCTACGTTCACTTTCGCTTATTACCGTAACTTACCTCCTGTTGCTTTGGTTAGATCCGCCACATTATAAGAGGTTGTATGGACTATAGGGGTAGCATAGGTTACAGCCATTCCCAAGTTTCCCCCATCAACATTAGCTTGATTAGCCCAGTTGAGGGGAGAATCTATTATATCTTCCGATATAAAATTGGATACCGCCGCCTGCCCTAATGGACTTCTAGTTAATACCCCCGCTGGTCTTAGTATTGGATTACGCCGTTCCTGTTGATTACCAGAAACGGCTAAGCGAAAGGGCGTACTAAGACTTGGGCTTTGCTCATATCAATCCCAGTTGGGGCGTCTCCTCCTATTACCGCTGCAATCGCGGCTGATTGTTCGTTGGTGGCTATAACAGCCTTCGGACCGAAGACAAGCTTCTCGGTTGCACCTTCTTCGGCCTCCTTCTTTGTCGGGCGTTCAATGATCGCTACTTCAAATAGTGGCAAGTTACTTCTCCTTTTCTATAAACTCAATTTTAGGTTTTATTGAGGGCCGTCTTTGGTTTAGGTAATGTACAGCAAACCTAACTATCTCAGATTTGGTAACTCCCTTATAGTAGTCAACCAACTGATCCATAAGCCCAGGTTCCAACTGGATAGATGTCTTCTCATACTTCATAATTTTGGTGGGGGAGGGGGAGCCACTTGTAACTTTCTGAAAAATTGGTGAAATGTACGTGGCGCAAAATGCCCATACTTACCCCGCGCCCACTCGATATTGTCATCAATGATGAACGACTCTCCTCGATCCGATTTAGACCGCATGATCCGGCCTATTGTCTGTACCAAGGTCTGCATCATCTTATAAGGACCATACTCCGGGTCCGCTGCCTGCCGTGCCTGTACAATCTTGGAGCGGCCATCCTGGAAAGGTACCTTGAGAAGTATCTGGTATTCTGCCTCCTTTCCAGCGAAGTCAAATCCAGTATTTATGCTGGGGCTTGCCAGTACAGCCGGGGGGCCTGATGCCTTAAACAGGTCAATAGCATCCGTAACCGATTCCCCCTTTGTATTCACTATCATTCTGGGACTGTATTTAGTACACGCCAACATTTCCTCTAGCCGCTTCCAGGAGACTGTATGGATAAGCCCCTTTCTATCCCCCCTACGGCCCATGATCTGATCTGCCCGTAGGTATAAAAGGGATAGGTCTGTCTGCTTATGGTCATTCCGCATAGTAGGAATCCAATATGTAGGGCAGCGGGAGGCATCAAAGTCTGAAGGGTACTCAAAGAAATCAAACCTCTCCTGGGGCACCCCAAGCATGTACATGGTCTTGGGCCGGATTGTGGCGGATACCATTATGATACGGGGGATACGGCAGAACAGTTTAAGTTCTGCGTACCGGGCAGGGCGGATAGGGTCGAACTGCCAGCCTACATCCCTGATCTCTTCTCCTATCCAGTCCTGGGGGGAAGCTGTTGAGAGGGTAAGTAGCCGCTGCTGAAGGTTAATAAGATGGGAGTATTCTTTAATCCAGGCTGGCTTAGGGTTAGCACATGCTATCTTGATTGTTGCAGCCTCCAGAGCAATAGTACAAACTATGTGGGCACTCTTAGCCCAGCGTTTCCAGTTCCAAAACTCATCAGCCTCAGTCCCATCTAAGAAAGGTAACCGTAGAGCTTCAATCTCCTTATGGTGGAGAAGTATTTGCATGTGATTAGCAAGAGCCTCAGGAGCCTCATGACCCTCATCACATATAAGTTGCTCAAAGTTGGAGAAAGGGGAGTCATCCTTACGGGTTACGAACCACTTGGAATAATTAGTAACACCAAGAGGGGCTACCCTAAGACGCATTTCTGCGGAACTGTAGGGGCACGATACAGAGCCCCAATAAGGGCATCGCCCCACCCTACCATCCTCACAGGTATAGTCCTCCCGTAGTTCACATTGATAGTTTGAGCGCCCACGGATCTCTACCATCCCACAGGATGAAAAATCCTGGAGGTATTGATCCATTAACCCCTTAGTAGAGGTTAGAATAATAGTTCTTTTCTTGGAGGCTAATGCGGTAGCAACTACGGCAGGGCTCTTTCCGAATCCGGTCGGAGCACAGAATACTGAGGATCTTTTGGGGGAGTTGAGGAGGGAGTTAATACCTTGTTCTTGATTAGTTCTCCAGGAGGAGAATTTCTTGGGCAACCCAATACTTTCGGGGGTAATTATCATGGACAATAACAATCATATAACAATATTGCCGGGATGTCAACTATCACGCGGCATTTCTATGCCTATTTTTCTCGGATATTGCGTCAATTAAATCCTCCATTGACATTCCCAAAGCTTCAGCTATTAACCGTAATACGCGGGCACTTCCCTTGGATTGGCCGCTAAAAATACGGGATAGATACCCAATATTCACTCCCGTTTTATGTCCTATTTTGGTTAGGCTAATGCGGGCTCCACAGAGTATAGGGCTACTTGAGGTTGGGTGTTCGGCAATACAATAAAAAGGGCCTTCCTGGACAGTTCTCATATCTTAATCATACCATGCTATTGACAAATAAGCAATTGGGAGTTATAATGTGTTTATGAGATTAAGTGAAGCAATCCGGTTAGGGTCCTTACTGGGACCACAGGCATTTGGAACCCTGGCTGATATGCTTGGGGGCACTTGTGCCCTGGGTTCGGCTGCAAAAGCTATGGGTATACAAATTACAACGGCTTATGAAGCTGAAGATACCCTAAAAGAACTTTTCCCCATATTTGAGTGTGAACAAGAACCCCCAGTACCAATGCCTGTGGTTGACTTGTATACGATAATAATGGAGCTTAATGATGCATATCGCTGGAGCCGGGAGAGAATAGCTGATTGGGTGGAGTTCATTGAGAAAGCTGAAGAGGCCAAAACAGGGCGTGTATTAAATACAGACCCTATTTCAGAGCCTACCGCCCCCTATACTCCTGATCTGGTTTGTAGCCTACTCCACCAATAGCAGCATGGTTGGTCCTGGAGAAATAAAACCCAACCACAGTACCGAACGCGACTGAGAATATAGTGGGTATCTGGAATTGGGGGTCTTTAACAGCTAGATATCCAGCTACTCCTAGAGTAGCAAATACCACGAATAGCGCTATTGTAGCTTGGGTCCTTTCCCATATGAGATTTATACGGCGCTGCCCTTCATGGGTCAAATCCTGCTGTGTTGTAGTTGTGGGGGGTAGAGGGCGGTCTGTTAGGGGTAGGCTCATTGTAATCAAACCATACCATCCTTATGAATTGGGTCTGCGGGGGTGATAGGAATAATAGGGGCTACAGGGACTATTTTCTCAGATACAATAGGGGCATTAGCTATAATATCACGGGCCTGCTGTAATACGGGCTTAGGAACCATGACGGATTCATGCCCGTTCATGGTATTCTGACTTTGTATACGCTGTCCTACTGCATACTGAATAACCCCCAGAAACCATCTCCCAATATCACTTTTAGGCATTGGGAACGTGTTTACTGCATGGCCCAGTAACCCTATAAACGTGGACCCTGATATGAAGTAAATAACATGGGTGGTGAAGTTATCAAATAGGGTTGTTGGATCGTAATTGGTCATTTAATTCCTAGGTTAACTAAAGCTTGGCGATATAAAGGCAGGTGGTGGAAATTTAACGGACCCCAATCTGGCTGGGGGCCTGCGCTTCCCGGTGGAGCACATACATCTACCAAACCTGCCGGGTGAACATACATCTCCGGGGGGAATGATAGGGGGACGGCTGTTACCTCATCCACGCTTTTATCGTCCCCGTTGCGGTAGCTTGCAGCAGGCACCACTGATATCATATCCGCTAATTTACCAAATCCAGGCTTGGGCTCCCCAAAGTTTACCCGCCGTATGGGGGCTACTCCATCTAACATCATAAGGGCCGTTAGAATACATGCACGCCCCGCCCCGAGTGAGTGACCCGACACGCGGTAGGGGGGATCTATGCATCTCTTCATCTCTGCCCATGTTTCGGGAAGTCCCACGTAGAATCCAGGATGTACGGGTCCCATAAGGGAATGCCCGAATGGGTTAGCAAAGGCATAGAAATCCCTAAGCCAATCTAGGAAATTAGACGACCCCCTGAGGTATATATCCATTACCCCATCGGGGGCTCGTAGGGCTCCCCATGCTATACCATGATCCCCCTGTCCCAAATCCCCCTGCTCCCACCACCCAGGCTCTCCCTTCCAGGAATAGAGCTTTATAAGGTTATCACAGATATAGAGATCAGAAATCATGGGGTCTTCACCTGAGCTTGTGCTGCTTTAATACCTGCTGCATACCCAGCGGCTACTGCGGAACTGAGTTGCTGTAATTGGGCTACGGTGGTAACCCCAGAGGCCGGGATAGATCCCAGTACCCCCTCTAGAGCCGTGACCATAGGGCCAAGCGGGGGATCTAGCAAATCTATGATAGGCTCTGCTGCCTTTAGGCCCACATCGAGCCATTGGGCTACATGTCCCAAATCCTTACCAACTGCACCCAGCACAGACCTAAGTGACATTTTCTACCTCAGCGGGTACTTCTAGGGCTACTGCCACAGGTATCCCCGGTTCAAAGCCGCCCCATTCACATACGTGTTGTAGGTAAATATCTGGTTCATTATCACCATCCCCTCTGGGAGCCTGCCTTTCTTCTATCATCTGTTGGATAGTAAGACCCTCAGCGGACCATATCTCTAATTGCCGGTCAGCATCCTCCCACCCATGCTCTATTGTATCAATAACCCCTATACCATTGGGGTCATGGGGGTGGTGGGAATGAGGACTATGGCGAAGGTCCAAGGGATTGTTGTAAAGGGTAGGAACTTTGCCTGGAATACCGTAACCCTCTTGTTTTGCCATCACTTGCGCTAGTTTATACTTGGTCATATTTTGGGTGTGTACTAAATACAGACCCTATTTAGTGGGTTACCACGTTAGGCTGCATCATAAGGATGGAGCCACACCCCACAGTTATCCAGTTATAATTAGTACCTGAGGAAAGACCTGTCACGGTTACAGTACGGTAGGTAAGTCCATCGTGTGCCCCCCCACTATCAGATTGGCTAACAACCGGCTGACCTGATGCATTCCTAACTATGCTGGAATATACTTTGATTGTACACGTGGACGTGGAAGGCGCATTGTACTGGACTGTTGCGGTTGTAGTCCCCGGCGTAATCAATAGACCATACATTATATTCCAGGGTGGTGTACCGGCAGCCACACCGGAGGTTGCTTGGTTGATTACGTCGATGTCCGCGCCGAGGTCTGTGCCGTCCGAACTGAGTTGAGTTGCCGATCCGTTTGCCGCGCTGTATGGACTGCTACTTGTGAGGTGACAATCCCCGCCAAACGTCCCGCAGGACGTGAACTTAATTACCGTGTTGTCTGCTGGCTTCTGAAAAGCATTGGCCAGAACATTCCCGCTTCCGAACGATCCTGGGCTGGGATACGTACCCGTGGCCCCCTTCAACGCATTTGAAGACCAATAGCTGTTCTGGTAATAGGACGCAAGGGGCAAGCTTGCTTGGCCGACAAAATCCCCAACTGTGATGCTATTCATAAACGTAGTCGTATCTGGAAGGGGTGACCATGGGCCGTTGGTGACAAAGCTAGCTGCCGCAATCATCGAGAAATTACCAGTATACGGCCAGCTATCGGGTTGCCAGATAGTGTTGTGATTCTGGAGGTCACCAGTGTAGCCGTTCGAGGGACCATTCTCTATGGCTTGTCCGGGGCCGTCCGCTTCCATTTGCCAGGATTGGTTGCTGAAGCCACAAAGTGATGCAAAAGATGTACCGCACACGAGAGGGTTGGTGACCACCAGATTATTAACGATTGAGTTGCTACCAGGGGGAATCAGGCAGGGAACCGTCTGTGGGTTGCATTGTGTATCACGTGTAGCGGTCTTGAAAACATCAACCGCGTAGTTATTCATATATAGGATATGATCGTTAGAGAACCCAGGACCAGATCCGGTTTCCGCGCTGATTTTCCAGGCTTCTCCGGGTTGTCCGTAGGCGAACCCATACCGATACAGATTACCTATGTACGAAAATAACCGCCCATTTTTTTGCTCAGTGTGGTTCTTGAAATCACCGGTCTGGGTAGGAAAAGAGGCGAGCGTGGTGGCCCAGACTCCGCTTGAATTACAACGAAAGTTGGTTGTCGTGGTGGTGTTGTTGAACCATTCGCCTCCCGAGTGGCCTGGGTCGGCGGTATCGTACAGACAGGCGGTTCCTGTGATTGTACTATCCATCGCGACCGCGCCGGAATTGACGCGCCACGTCGGAGCTTTGTAGAAGTAGTTGCCGGCGAAAAGCTTGTTGGCGTTAGGGGGCGAATAAGGGGACCATGCGCCGCCGTAGAGCGTTACCTCCCCAGCCGCTTCTAGAAAGTTATTACTGATCGATGTAGGCCCCATTGAAGCCGTTCCCGAAATTGCCTGCGCCTCTCCGTCGTCTGCCCCCGTGATCCACGAGTCATGAATGTTTAGAAATTGAGAGTTGTCCACCAATGCCGTCACGATGGAGTGGTGACCTGAAGTATCGTGCGCGTAGCAGTGGTCTACTTCAAAGTGATGCGCCATTGCATTCTGGGATGTTTCGTTGCCATTTCCTAGGAATATAAGCGCATGGCCGAAACTACCAGAGTCGTTCTCTAGCAGTTCTAGGCCGCGCAATACCCAGTTATAAGGCAAATCCGCGCTCGCCATGGAGATCATCCCGGCGCCTGAACTTGTTAGAACTATTGGAGTGCCGCCAGGGGTAAGAGCCAACTGAAACGTTCCAGTGTTGCCGGAGCAGCCAGAGCAGGCCACAACGTAATAGATTTGATCCAGTTGCAACGGGGCTGGTAGAGTGCCGAAGGAATTGAAGCCAGCCGTGGAAAAGCTCACTCTCATGCCGTTGCTGACATTGCCGCCGTAACTGTGATACATAGTCAACGTGTTAGCGCTCACATTGACGTTGATCGGTACCCCAACATTAATATAGTTTCCAGTGGTGAAGCCTCCAGCCGCTTGCCACGTAGGTCCAGTCGGGTTGCACCAAAAGGAATTTCCGGTGTTGGGGTTGTACGCTCCTGTGCCAGGACCAGGAGTCCAGCCAGTGCAAGAACCGGACTGATCTGAGCTTACGGTAGTGAAGCAGCCAGCGGTTGCGCAGGTACCCACCGACACAGGCGTGGTACAGGTCGAGTCTAACAATTGGAAGGTCGCATTGTTTGCGCCAGATGACCCGCTGTAACCAGTTACACAGTAATGAGTCTTGAAGGTAAGCCCTGAGGGTGGGGTGAGTCCTACGATGTGGGCAGATCCCTCAGCCCATGGCTCAAACTCTACTTGGTAGCCGTTTCCCAAGCCGGTATAAAGTAGGGAACCGTTCAGCGTGACCGTGTTTCCGTTGAAGCTAACCACTGAATAATTGAAACTGTTGCCTTGGATCTCGGTACTCCAAACAGTGGGCTTTGCCGCCAACCCCCCTCCCGCAAACGAGAGCTTACCGTAGATCGCCGAATCGTTCGCTGGATTGGTGCGGTAGCCGATAGGTGAGAACTGATTCCATGCGCTGGATTGTAAAAAGGTTAACTGTCCACAGTTCTGGAAATATGGGAGGTTTGCGTCACCCACCGCATAAAAAGCGTTGGCTACAATGATGACAGTATCTCCACAAGCAAGGCCGTTTGCTGGATTAACCGCATGAGCAAGGGTAGCCCATGGGGCAGAGGCGGACGTGCCAGCGTTGGAGTCTGAGCCCGCTGGAGTGGCTGATGGGCTTGATACATACCAGATGGCTGCGTAACCATGAACCGCCGCAGCCAAAACTAATATCAGCTTCCTCACTCCACCACCTGTACAATCAATGTATTTGTGGAGGCATTTGCGGACACGGTACCGCAGGTAGTGGGCATCACTAATCCAGCTCCACTTCCTGTAGGAGCATTGCTTCCGGTAAACGCGCCCTTTGCAGCCCCCGCTCGCGATTGCCATTGAGCTAAGTTCCCGTTTGAGCTGTCCGTATTGAATCCAGCAGCCCCCGCTCCAGTGTCTTCTCCAAGACTATAATAGAAAATACCTGCTGGAATCGTGATTGGCGTGATAGTTACGGTCACAAAGCCTGTACTTGCAAGTGAGAAATTGAGATCACTGCCTGAGATTTTCGTACAGGTAGCGTCGAAAAAGGCAATCACTCCAAATTTGGCTGCCACTGCCGTGTCCACGTGTATTTGAATAGTAGTCACAGTCATAGGAACCGGAGTGAACTCCTGCCAAAAATAGCTCGTAGCGGCGGTAAAGGTTCCAGTAGTCCACAAGTTAGACCCATTTGGCTGATTCAGCAGCCACGGTAGGAATACGTTATTACCTGTGGTGGTAGGAGCACTTCCCCCACCGTTCGCCTGCTTCCATGTATTAGTGGCATCGCAAAAGTAGAGGTTCAACCCGGTCGTGTCAGTATAGAAGTCTCTCCCGGCAGTACAGTTTCCAGAGGGGGCTCCAGACCCAGTGAAGTAACGGGGCACCGTTACTGGATCAGTGGTCAACGTCTGCGCTCCTGATATTGCGCTTGGAGTGGACGCAATCCCTTGCCCCGCCACGATCACGTTACGTGAGTAAATGGAACGCTGATCCATCGCTTTAGTGATCGTGTCCCAGACGTTCGAGTGTATTGTTGTCGTCCAGAGTGGTACGGAATCAGCCGGGAATGCTGTGATTCCAGAAGCAATCGTGCACCCAGAACAGGTAAGCGTTTCTGCCCCATTCATACCTACATATAGGATACTATTCAGTTCATACCAATAGACAGTATCATTTGAACTTGTACCACTAATAGTGACAGTAGCCCCTGAAGTCAGGGTCAAGACGACAACGGACCCTACCCTAATTTGGCACGGTAATGTTGCACTACAAAGGGCTCCAATTGCCTGCACTGTACCGGATGTGTTAGAGACATTAAAGTCAATAAGGCTTGTAGCCGCTAGAGTAGCTGAGGTAGTACAAGTTGGGCAACTGATAACACCAGTCCCAGTAGTTGGACTGGGGGTTACCACCACAGGGGATGTGGCAGTTATACTGACAGAAC